CTCCGGCTACGGCGACGGCGACTTCTCCGGCTACGGCGATGGCTCCGGCGCCGGCGCCGGCGACGGATACGGATACGGCGACGGCTCCGGCTACGGATACGGCTCCGGCTCCGGCGACGGCGACGGCTAAATAATTCATATTAGGAATTTAAAATATGGGAATCCTAGACGGCGACGGCGACGGCGAAGGCTCTGGCTATGGCTCTGGCTACGGCAACGGCTCTGGCTCTGGCTCTGGCTCCGGCTATGGCGACGGCTACGGCTCTGGCTATGTCGACGGCTCCGGCGACGGCTCCGGCTATGGCGACGGCTACGGCTCCGGCGACGGCTCCGGCTATGGCAACGGCGACGGCGAAGGCTCCGGCTAAATAATTTATATTAGGAATTTAAAATATGGGAATCATAGGCGACGGCTCCGGCTTCGGCGACTGCTCCGGCTACGGCTACGGCGACGGCGACTGCTCCGGCTCCGGCTCCGGCGACGGATACGGATACGGCGACGGCTCCGGCTACGGATACGGATACGGCGACGGCTCCGGCTAGGGTGACGTATACGGCGATGGCTCCGGCTACGGCGACGTATACGGCTACGGCTCCGGCTCCGGCGACGGCTACGGCTACGGCTCCGGCTCCGGCGACGGCGACGGCTAAATAATTCATATTAGGAATTTAAAATATGGGAATCCTAGACGGCTCTGGCTCCGGCAACGGCTCTGGCTATGGCTCTGGCTACGGCAACGGCTCTGGCTCTGGCTCTGGCTCCGGCTCCGGCGACGGATACGGATACGGCGACGGCTCCGGCTACGGCGACGGCGACTTCTCCGGCTACGGCGACGGCGACGGCTCCGGCTATGGCGACGGCTACGGCTCCGGCGACGGCTCCGGCTATGGCAACGGCGACGGCGAAGGCTCCGGCTAAATAATTTATATTAGGAATTTAAAATGCTAACAGACGAACAAAGACTTCACCAAGCTATTATCATAAGTGAGACTATAGCTATAGCTTTGCATGATGCATTTTGTGACTCGCTAGATAAAGTTTATCCAAAACTACAGGAAATAAATGCAAATGAATATGATATGTTCGGGATGGTTACACATTTGCTAGCGCATTTAATCGCAAACAAATGTCAATCTTTGCAAGAAATGACAGGACAAGTGGTAGCTCAAGAAATGATAAATCGCATACATTCAGTTGCTACTGAGTTCCTAAAAGATTTTGCTGAGACCGAACACGGAAAAGACAAACCAAAAAGGATAAAATCATGAACGACATAAACCCAAAAGAAATTAGTACCATCCCGATATATGATAAGACAGGTAAGTACATAGGCGCGGTGACAGGTAGACGCGAGCAAATTATGCAGTACAGCAACAAGGATTTAGCCGCACAGATACAGCGTGATAACGACAAGCAAAAGGACAGACAATGTTAACAAAAATCATAGACGGTTGGTGGATAGATTTAGAATCAATAGTAAGCTATTGCTGGGATATTGAGCCTCACAACGGGCATTATGGTGAGATAATGTATTCAGGTGGTGTCAGATCGCATGTTGAAACGGCGGTTGCAGCAACTGCTCTTGATTTAGCGCTTGACCGTTATACGCATAAGACTACGAGTCTAAGAATGTCAGGCGTTAGTATATGATCACTGCTAAATTCATAAAACGCTATTTAATAAACTTAGCAATTATCATAATACCGGCGGTAGTGTTTGTCACTATTGTCTTGCTGATATCGTTAATAAGCGCTAAAGCAGCGGGTTATTTTGTATTGTCGTTGGGTGTGCTATCAATTTTATTTATGATTTATTTGATTACTAGTTGCCAGCGTTAGTGGAGGGGTTATGTCTCAAATAATAGCTGATTGTGTAGTCATTTTATTGGTCGTGAACAGCGTGGGTGCAATTTGTTGCTGTATCGCATTAATCGGATTGTGCTGTTTTTTAGTAAAAACAAGTTAACAGGGTAGATAGAAAATGAAACTAGCATGTGAAGACTATAAAAGAGGATATCAACAATCGCTTGATCTTATAAAAAATTGGTTAATAGAAACCAAAGAATGCGATAAATTATTAGAGTTAATAAATCATTCCCAGAATTTAATGAAACTAGTCGAAGATAGCTTATTGGAAGATTCCTAATGACGACCATGAAACCGTTTGATTTGGAAGCCGCAAAACGTGGAGATCCTGTTATTTGCAGAAATGGAGATAAAGCAAGAATAATTTGTTTCGATGCTATTTTCGAAGAACCAATGATTGTTTTACTGATGGAGGAAGACGAAAAAGAGCAATTATTTACATATAATTTAAACGGTAAATTTGATTTAAATGAAAAAGAATCTAGTTTTGATCTTTTCATGCTTGCAGAAACTAAAAAATACTTTATCAATATTTACAAACATGAACACGATTTCTTATGGTCTAGTCAAATACACAGAGAAGGAAAAGTTTGTGATTATGATATAAGCGCGTCACTTTTAATTAAAACGATTGAATTCGAAATTGAGGGATAGAATGAAACTAGAAGATATCGTTTGCAGTTTAGATCTATGCAAGAAATTGAAAGAGCTTGGTATAGAAAAAGAATCGCAATTTTACTATTTTGAGGTAAATCAAATTGGTAAAACAAAATTAAAAGAAAATGTTTGGGTTGTTGTTCACGCATGGCAAATGAGTTGGCTTCCTATAGATCTTAATTCCGCATACACAGCGAGAGAATTATTAGAGTGTCTGCCTTTTTATATAAATGATTGGGATTTGATAATTAAAAAATGTCATAAAGAATACGAAGTTAAATATTGTAACGAAGACGATACCAAAAGATTTGCTATTGAATTTGATAACAACTTGTCTAATTGCCTAGCCAAAATGTTAATATGGTTAATCGAAAACAAGCACGTAAAAGTGGAGGATTTGAAATGACTACAGCACGACTAAACAAAATCATACATAGAAAAGTCGGGAAACTAGAATCAGAGAAAATTATTGACGACTACAAGAAGTGGTTGTTAGCAACACCAAAGACAGAATACAGACGGTTAGAGCCAGACTCTCCGAAATCGTCACCTGGTGATTACAAGCCTATGTTTTCTCCAAGGCTTAGGCACTACGTTGAGATTTCAGACGATATTACGGATGGATCTCGACGCAAATTTGCGTGGGCTTGATGAACCATAAAACTTTTATTGGTCTGATTATAATCGGATGCAGTTACGGATGGCTTTTGTATGGAGCAAAATATGGATTAGGAATGACATGCTTATTCTTTGTATTGTTTGGAATTGGTATAGCGTTGATATAATAAAATAAGGGTAAATTATGAAATACCGTATCGTTAAACTAGCAAGCCTTGAGTACATAGTTGAAAGCAAAGGTCGCGGTTATAAAGATGAAAACCAATGGTACGATGTTTTTTCCCCTATTAGATATTACACAACAATGGAAGAAGCGAAAAATGTAGTAAAAAATTTTATAGAAAAAAGAAACGAAGAAGAAAGAATAGCAGCATGCAACAGATTAAAAGAAAAAAATAGAGCGGAGATTTTAGAGGTGATCTATATTGAAGATGAGTAAATACAAATGTGGCGATCACACCCTAGAACTGGCATGTCCTGGATGCATCAGAGCGTGGATAAAACGACATGACAAGATGCTAGCGTTTATACGCGATATAGCGAATTTAAAAGAACCGGAAGAAAAGTTACTAGCGATGGCTGAAGCTGGCTATCACGTCGATCATGTTTTGAATGTCAGGTCGGTGCTAAGAGAAATAGGGGAATTATGATTAAGCTGCTTATATGTTGGCTATGGTCCGGTCATGATTTTGATAAAAATGATTTATACGCTATGGATCGCGCATGGTGTAAACGATGCAACAAATACAGGGTGGTTTATTAATGTGGAATAATGCGATTTCTGATATTCTTATTCGATTAACAAAAATAGAATCTAAATTGTCAGAAAAAGGTCTAAACACGCTAACTGTTTTAGAAAACCAAAATAAATGCTTAGAGAAATTTAATGAAAGAATTGAAGGTTTGGAAATATATATTTTTTCAGTATGTGATATTTTAGCCATGCAGAAACAGATAGATAATCATGAATACATATTAAACAACAATAGAAATGCTGCAATAGAATTCCATGAATCAATTGAGGATTTGCAAAATATTGCATACAAAGGAACGAGATAAAAACTAGGCGGTAACATGCCAATAACTAACTAATCAACAAGGAGGCAGGACAACATGTTACCAACCATACGGTTACGCCTTACGTGAACGCGTTCCACGCTTAGCTCTTTTCTGTGATTTCTTTACGATTCCACTATTTGCTTCGTTTAGATCTTTAGTGGTTAACTTCATAAACTCCATTGCAGCGTCTAACGCTTTAACCGCTTTTTCCACACATATGATTGCACGTTCGTTGTTTGTGTATCGCATAATGTACTCTAGTAATAATGAGTGCGCAGGTTATAGTATTATCGTTGTTAATGCAAACAGTATCCCCGTTTAGCATACGCAAAGCGGGGATAGCAAGTGATACTAGTCTTGCGTAGCGGTTAATTCATGAATAGGGGCAGCATCAGCCTTATTCTTGTTGAGTTCAGCATTGGCTTGATATAACTGTTGATTCAATTCTTGATTATGGTGCGTCAATCTAGCAATTTCTTTGCGTAATGTGACGTTTTCTCTGATCTGGTTCATGAATGATTGGTCAAGCGCGATTGCGTGGAAGTTCAGGTCTTTATTTTGCTGTGTTAATTGCTCAACTGACATAGTTTTTTCCTTAAAAAAAATAGCTCGGGAGCGAATCCTAAGCTATTTCTTTTTAAGCTACAACTAGAACTTTACAACCTGCGTAACTGTGACGTTTCCATTTACGTCAAATGACGCGCTGAAAAATCCTGTGCTTAGTGAGCTGTCATCATTCATATATTGAATAATCACAATATCACCGGCTACAAAAGGATAACTAGAACATACGTCTTGCATGTAATTTAATGTTTGCACCGTTGCTAAATTATCCGTTGAACTGAATGATATTAGTTGCGGGTTACCATACGAAATTGTTTTATTGAAAGTTACTGACATAATTTATCCCTTAACTTCTAACTGTAAGATACGAGTAAAGGTTACCGGTATTATTATTTTCATATGATAATATTCCCATTGTATTATTATTCACGGGAACAAAATTCAAGCCGACATTCAGCAACGATAAATCAACTTGCAATTGTCGGTATGATTCCGTCAAATTATAACTACCGTCAATATTTAGTATTATGAAAGGGGTTCCGCCTTCGTGTGAGTTGGACGCAATAGCAACACAATGCTTCGCGTCTGGTTGGAAAAACGCCATCGTCCAATTATTTGCGAAACCATCTGACGTATACACCGACCCTGTTGCAGTTGGTGTAGTAGATATATTTTCGATTACTTGAAGATATAATTGATTTGTAGTGCCTGTCCATCCATATATAAAATAATTTGTCACACCAAGGAAGGGAGTTAGTTGCATAGATCTATTTCCACTGGGGTTAACTGCTAAGCTTAGCTGTAATAATGCGCCGATTGTTGGCGTGTTGCTTGTGCCAGTAAAACCCAAGAAAGCAGCATACCCATAAGATGCTGTTGCGGTCACTGTGCTGCGGAAAAATAATGCTGTGGCACTTGAGCTAATAAATGCTTGTGCTGTGTCAATAGTAGAAGTATTTCCGGTTTCAATTGTTAATGGCGAACTACCGATTGTGATTGTTGATACTGATAAACTGCATTGATACGCGTATAATTTATTTGCCGTTGCTGTTCGCATAATTAAACTAAAATTTGACGTATCTAATGCTTCAACCGAACCGTATCCAGAAGCGGCTTCCGTAACTCTTACTTGCGTTGTAGTGCCAAGGCTTAATGAGGTGCCAGAAATTGCGATAGGTGTAAGTTGCTGACAAGAGACTCCGGACGTTGTGGCCTGATAGCTTAAAATCGCGTGAAGCCCATCTGTTAAAACAGTAACTTGAGGCTGTCCAAAAATCAGACTTGTTGGTGATATTATCGTCCAATTTTGCACTACCGGATACGTTATGCGCCCCAAACTATCTACTACTGCAACAAAAGCCTTGATGTTTACAGTACTGCTAACTGCAACGACGAGTAAATTATTTGTGCCTGGTATCGGCGTCATTGTTATCCCCCCGTTCGACGAGAGTAGGGAATAGCTAAAGGAGGACGCCGGTAAGTTATTTAACCCAGTCCAGTTATTCCAATTAGGGACAGAATTTAGATAATTAACAAGCGTTAATTGAGATCCGCTGATAGCTTGGAAAATATAAGTGTCGATAGCGCCGCTAACAGAGTTAACATTCGGAGCTCCATTTGGGAAATAATAACCACTTGCAAAAATTGGCTGGTAGCCTGCGCTAGTTAAATTCAGCGTGAGAATATCACCAAGTTTAAAGTTTGTTGGCAAAGCAATCGTTCTTGCTGCGCCCGTTGTTAACGATACATTAATACCGCTATTTGATACGTTCCAGTTTACCGTCGCACCATCAACTAAAGCATTCACATTTTTGTAGTAATATTGTGAATCGTTTAAATCTATAATAGTGCTAGCCCATTCTCCGGCATACGTGGTGCCGTAAATCCAAGTCGTAGCATCTCTGTATAAAGCTACTGAGGTTCCCGATGTAGAGCTATCAGTAAGAGTGACCCCAGAATTTACTACATACCCCGCAAGTATTGTAAGAGCAGCGGCAAAAGATGTTGTTGCAGTAGCGGCAATAGTACCAAGCCCGTTATTTCCTACGGATGTAAAAACAAGATTAGCGTTTGTGGTTAAAAAAGAAATTCCGGTCGCGAATGCGATGCCGATTTGATGTGCACCCTGTGCGTTACAATACACGCCATCAAACACGACTGCGCCAGAAGATGCTTTTGACCCTAAAATTACATTATCATTGATATTTAAATTGTAAACTTGTGGGGATGCGCCCGCTTTAAACGTTGGAGAATTTAGAGCCCAAAATCCGTCTGCCAATGTAATAGTAGAATTAAAATGTGTGAGGGCGCTTGAGTCTAAACTTAACGTTAAACCTGATAAAATTTCAATCTCACCAAGCGTTACAAACGTTGCCGCAGTCGGGAATGTATTTGCAAAAACAATACTTCCCGAACCCGTCCAAATAACACCTTTACCATAAAAGTTTATATTAGGATTAAGAGTTAATCCGGTCACCGTGTATGTACCTGCATCACCAATAATATTGCATTGGTTAGACGCTGTGATTGTGAGCTTTGATAATGCTAAAGCAACCGCTTGGTTTGGTGTTGCAAATGGTAATGTTATTGTGCCATTACCCATAGCGCTTCCAAGTGTTGAGTAATATAAATTGTGCTGTATTACATCTGGATCAGTTCTGGAAAATACGGGGGTTCCGCCAGTGTTACTAACTGATTTCCACGTAGATGAATCAAGGCTTATCGTGTTTGTACCGCTGCTTGCTTGGCTTGCTGCAACGCTTGTTACGCCTTCAGAATTTGAAGCCGTAAATACAATATTATTGGTGCCTGTTTGCGTGGATATTACTGCGCCAATTGAGACTTCATTATTTAATACAACGCTAGCATTACCCGCTGTATTTGTGATTGTAATACCTTGACCGAATGAATTATTGCCACCGGATGTCAATGTAGCGCTGTTAACAAGTGTTAAGTGTGAGCCATAGCTTAGATTGCAATTTGTTACCGCAACTGACAATGGATCGGCTGTTAACCCTGTGATAGAAACCTGTCCTTGCACACCAACATTATCAAGATAAACCGTAGGTGATGCAGCAGTACCGCCCGTTGTTGCAAGCGTCATAGATCCAGACATGTTTATGCTTGTAATGCCTGTTGATGCGGTTAGATTAGCAAATGCAGCAAGATTTAGAGTGATAGCACCTGACATCGTAAAATAGGTGGAACCGACAGAAGATCCGGATAAAAATACCCATGGATTAAGTTGCAACGATGCGATAGTAAACACACCCGAATCAAACTGCACGAGATAAGGATTAAGATTAGTTGCACCGCTGATCAGCGCGAGAGCCTGCGCATAAGTCTGTACTGGACTTATTACACTTCCTGTACCTGTGGGTGTACCAGCATTCGAAACATAAATAGTGTTCCCAAGAGTTGCAGCCACTGATTTGAAATACGCAGCCATTTGTGCGCGTGTTTCGTAAAAGCTACCCGTACCATTGGCACTAACTTCATAGATATCAGTTACAGCCTGCGTAACGAGCGGTGTTAATTGTATGATTGTTTTATTAGTCATAATAATTCCTAGACTGTTATGGATCTGTTATACGTATATCGCCAGTGTCTGTAATTCTGAAAAAATATGCCACATCGTCTGTTATTCTATATGCTTCAGGTGGCGTTGGTATTGGTACGCCACCCATGTCGGGGTAGTACAATATGTTTATTAGGCCGCCAAAGTGCATAAATAACTACCTTCTACGTCTTGCGTAAATTGTCCCAGCACCGGCTAGCGTACTAACAGAAAAAGCAGAATTCGCTAATAGGTAGACAGTGGTTGGCGCATTAACAGTAAAGGGAATCGCACTCACTGCTAATGATATTCGTCCACTAACAAACGGTACGACGCCAGCCGCTGCAAATGACAATGCAGGATATGTCGATTGATCACCTAATGCAGCGGCATTTAAAGAAATTGCCGCTTGCAGGGTAGTAACATTTGTAATGGCGTTACCAGTAAAATCAACCAATCCCCATACATCCCAGTCACCCGCTGTTAATGATATCGATGTAATAGTAGTTACTGTTGCCGTCGTTATTGATACTGCGCTAGCGTCAGCTACATTACTTGTAATTACTTGGCCCACATTTCCAGCGGCACCGCTACTGGCATTTGTTACACCAACTATAAGGGGAGTTGTAATAGTTGGGCTTGTTCCCAATACTGGCGCACCCGTTCCTGTAAATGTGACCCACGCAGGCACACCGGAACCATTTGTAAGCAGACCAGAACTATTAGCAGTTGCAATACCTGCTAGCACGTTTGCTGACGATGAATATAACAATTGATTAATCGTAGTTGTTGCAGGATATACAGCAGTTGACCATGCGGGTGCTGTGCTTGTACCAGACAACAAAACCTGATTTGCAGTAGCAGTACCGGAAAGAATCGCGCCAGCAGTTGCAGTCGAGTAGAATATACCGCCGTTACTTGCTGTTAATGCGGCATTCGTACCACCGTTCGTTAATGACACAGGTAATGTAATTACATTCTGCGCGTTATATGAATAATCCCATGATGTAGCTGTCGTACCAGATAATAAAACACATGTTAGCGTAGCGTCTGTATTTGCTGCCATTGCAACAATCGTGTTACTACCTGATGATTTAACCGTAACAACACCTGTTGAGTTATTAACAATCCAAAAAGATTGTCCTAGAACTAATGTTGATGTAACAGGCATTATGACTGATTGCGTTGTAACACCTGTAAAAAATTGTTGGTATGCACTTCCCACTGTAAGCGTAGTATTTCCCGCCGCTGTTGCAGTTGTGGCATAACCAGCTATAAAGTTATCTGCTGATAAATTACTATTTGCATCTAGTGCTGCTAATGTACCGCTTGTTGGGAAGGTGAGATTAGTTGCACCTGTCAATGTACCCGTGAATGCATAAGCACCTGAAAATACCAACGGACCGCCAAGCGTGATCGTACTAGCATCCGCGTTTGCAACGCCCGTACCGCCTGATAATGGTATCAGCACACCACCAAGATAACCGAATAACGTAGCAATTTGCGATAATGCTTCTTGCGAAGTAATACCTCCCTGCACTACCGGAAATGTATCGGTAAATAACGCCGCACCAACTGGCGGCAATACGCTTATTTTTACACCCATAACACATCCTTGTGGGGCGTATTACTACGCCCCTGGTCATTATGCAACAGTGGAAATTACATGATACTTAACTTTCACAATGAATGCCGAACCTGTACCTGTTGTGAATGCACCTGTAATGTTTGACAAGTACAATCCCTTGTTTGCGCAAGTAGTAAATGGTGCTAATACTGCGCCAGGATTTAACTTAAACACCGTGCTTGCTGTTGCAAAATAGTCTGCTGCAGCTTCCGTGCTTGATGCAATAACACCGGCACCCAGAGCTGTTGAGTCATATTGAGCCGCTACAACACCGCCGGACGCGAATGCAGCAGAACCGTAAGTCATAACGAGTGCAATGCTATCAACAACAAGCATTGAGTTTGCACCAGGAGCTGCAACTAGCAGTACAGGTGCTGCATACATTCCGTTGAACTGCGCTGCTGTTAATGCAACTTGTGCGGAAAGTGGAACGCCTGTTGCTGCAATTCCAGAATCAACCATCAATCCAGCAGTACCGGATGTTTGTAACAAGTTACCACTTACTAGAGAACCTGCTGATTGTAATACTTTCGATGTTGCAGCACCTGGATCAGCTAATGTCCATGTGGATGCTTGACCTAACGAAGCATTCGAAATTACAGCTGCGTAGTTTCCTGATGACGCTACCGCTGTCAATGCTAAAGAACCAGTGGTTGCAGTTCCAGGGAATGAAATCAAGCTACCAGCAGTGCCGGATAACCCAGCTTGGATCGAACCACCATTAATAGCGGTGGCTGCATCTTCACCTAAAGCGCCTGCTGTATTCGTATAAACTGCAATGTGATTAAGGATAGTTGGCAATGCAACATCAGCAGATGATGACGCATCAACCCATACCATGCTTTTCAAGCCAAATTGTGCTGGTAAAGGCTCAACTAGGATAAATGCAGAACCGCCAAGCGCAGTACCTGCACCAACAGTAACATAAGCGCCTTCGAGTAATTGTTCACGGCATTGCACATCAGCAGAACGCTGCAACACAACGGTGCTACCAATTGACAATACGACATAAACACCGTTTTGTGGAGCTGATGTTTGTGCTTGTAATAAAATGCGATCACCTACTGCTGAAGCTACGCTATCAACTGTTAAGGAAGATGCAGCAACAGTTAATGTTGCGCCAACGCCATTGTTAGTTGAACCATTAAAATAGGTACCAGCAACATTGACGTTTGAGCAAAGACGTACTGGAGTTAACCAGGGAGAAATATTGTATTGTTGAAAGCTGGACATTGTGAAACTCCTTGTAATTAATAAAAAGTAAATCCGTATTTAAAAAACTAACTTCCCCACAATAAACTCGTTGCGGTTGTACCGACCGAATTCACTTGTATACTGTATATTGGATGCCAAATACCAGCAGCAATACCCACCATGACATCTGTATTACCAGACCAATCAACGATTGAAATATTTCCAGTGCCACCAATATAAATCCATCTTGCGAATTCTGCATTTCCATTAGTGCCATAAGGAGTATCAAGCGTGATCGTGCCCATTCGCGCAACACCACCCATCAATCTTGCCGGACCTGTGAATAAGTGCTTATCTAGCGGTGGAACCTTGTATGTCTGTAATGTCATTCTATGACTCCTAAAGCTTCATAAATGTATAATAATAGGTAACTGGATTTTGTAGGTTTAATGCGGTTTGTCCTGTATATCCAACAATGCCTGTTGTATTAGCAAGTAATGGTGCTTTTATACCATCTGCACCACCACCCGATTCCGAAGGAGTTGATTGATACATTCCATGAACATGATTCGGTATTTCATTAAGTCCCAATACATGAGATTCAACACCTGTTGATTGCCCAGGAACCCAATTAGTGCCACTGCTGCCTACTGCAATACCCGCTGCTGCAATCAAACGTCCCTGAGTTAATGGTGGTCTTATCTGATAATGCGCTGCAAAGTCTGCTGCTGCTGATACACCGCGTGCTTGTGCTGATGCGCCGTTCTGCGTATACATCGGTGTATAAGCTACGCTCATTTGCCAAAGTATGGCGAATAACTGGAAAGTATCTAAATTCCAACGGGCTTGCAAACCACTGGTTTGATTACCATCACCAATAGTTCCATCATTTAGGTATACCCATCCTTGTTGGCCAAAGACAGACATGCTTGTTCGTAAATCGCCAGTGCGGGGTAAAAATACTTGGCTTGCAACATTGTCATATGTATCAAGATCAGCAAATGGATTTAGCAATGATCCTAGATACATTCTAGGTTTTATAAAATCAACCGTACAGATTGTGCTTAATGGTAAATTCACCTGAAAATATGATGCATCATCACCGCATGGTCCTAGAGTTTTTCCGATCACACTTGGTACCACGAAAGTAAATGAGTATTGCGACCATGACGATGTTAATACAGCCGTACCAATAGTGGTGGTCACATCTCCTGGCACGCCGCCACCTGGAGCTGTGCCGAAAAACTGTCTATGTATTAGTAATAGAGAAGGACTTCCAGCACCTGAATTTCTAGCCCAAATCGAAACGCTCATCGTTTGGCCTTCAAAATTCTCAACTTTCCAATCTATTGGCCATTGAACATATTTGAATGTTTCAACACCCGCATTAGTTGAATTGTATCTAAAGAAAAACTCAGGGGTAACATCAGTTGGTGCAAATTCATTAACACCATAACCAAATATTGGCATTGACAGTGTGTCAACTGATGTCGATGCACTCTTAACAAAGCGAACATCAGCTTCACTAATACCTGTATGAAAACCAGGCGCTAGCGTTACTAGAGCAGGAACAGGCGTATTGCTTGTTGAGCTTCCAGAACTCACGGTGTAACCAGTATAAATATTGAATAACAAATCGCCATTGATAATGTAGTTTTTCAGCGATAGGTTAGTGGCAATAGTTCCACCACCACCGCCTCCGCCAGCAAGACCAGGACCATAATTAGACATAGTCCATTGTAGGTTACCTGCTGCGTCATATAACTCAAGGTAGTACGTGTCATTCGGATTTGCAGTATCAAATTTCCAGAAAAACGGTCCTTGTTCGCCGTTCATGTCAAACAAAATAGGATTAGGCCACGGAACTACGCCGCCTTGATCTTGGTATACCGGTTTTTGTATCGTAGGATTGATATTGCTATACGTATATAACGAACCACCGCCTAACGGTTTACCCGAAATGTCAGCAAAATACCATTTAGGTATCGGGACTAGACTATAACTTACTGTAACTGCCATCCTGGCGCGTCCTTGTATTCCGTTAATCGCATTTTACTACACTTTATTGCTATGGAATATGCTTGTGTAAAAATTTGATCAATTCCATCAATCCCGCTGCTTTGCCAATTTTTATTAATGCATTGTTTGGTGGTACCGCTTTTTCAGCGAACTGGTCGTTCAATTTGTTAATAACAGCTCTATGAATTTGGTTTGCATCACTTGCGCCTGCCTGCGTTCCGCTCTGACTTCTTTGGTTCAGTGCATTAGGTGTTAATGGTGACGATGGTGGATTAACTTTTTCGTGAGCAACTCTGAGAGCTTGCACAGTTTGCGCATTCTGCGCATTCTGCGCCGATGCCTGCGCATCTGTGGTTATTTTATCGTTAAGTTCTGTGAATGATTGTTGCGTATCGGGGTTTATGTAACTGCCCAAACCTTTGCGACGCAACGAAAGATTTCCAGCTTGCATATCAGCGGATGAGTTTTCTTCTGGTTGTTTACCCATGCCTATATACGCAATTCTATCGGTGCCTTCTTGTCCTAGATCACCTGTTACTTTGCTTATGTCACCTTCGGGATTTTTGAATATTCTATTTACCTGAGCTGATGTTGGATTGGTTAAATCACCACGTGCCATTTTTGCTAATGTGGGATCGGAAAGGTACGGACGAACTTCATTTTTCCAATTGGCGGTCGCGTCTCTGTATTGATCCGCATAGTCAGGATTTACTTCATCCATTGCTGAATGCATATCATCTATTAATGATCCACGCGCTCTACTATATAAATTTAATGTGTTCTTTCCAGATTGATCAAGATTACCTTGTTTATTTTGATACTTCATTTCACCAATTTCTCTTCCTAATTGGCTTTGTAATTTGTGTGCCGTATCAACTGACGGATCTTTCATTAAATCATTATGTAAAGAATCTAAATTCGTATCACCATAGGGAGATTTCTTCTCACCAACTGTGTCAATGTAACCACCTTGACGCTTTGTGCCTATTAATGGATCTGGGTGATCATATAATTTAATATCGCCAACCGATTCTTTATCTGTAATGGGCGTGTCAAGCAAATCATTGTATTTGGCTTGTCCAGCTTCTTCTTTTTGTGAAAATGTATTTTTTGTATGTTCTGCAAGGTTTATACCAGCTTGTTCTGGAGTTTCTCCCCTGCTCATTGTTTGCATGAGTTGTGAAGCATGTTCTTCGGGTGATGCTGCTTGCTTATCTTCTGTTAAGAATGAAGGCGCTTCAAATGGCTTAGATTTAAATTCTGAACCTTCAGCAGATCCAAAATTTGCATTAGGTTGTGGGCTTGCACCTCCAGAATAAGGCGTCAATGCATCAGGTGCGGGAACATGTTCCGCTTCAGGATTTAGATAGTTTATTGCTCTGTTCGTTAATCCTCTTGCAATACGCAAAAATCCTGGTATTCCTTTGTATATCGAGTATTCCGGTCCTAACAATGAAGAAACCGAATTTACCGCATTAGGTATTTCTTTTTTAAGAGCTTCAGGATCACTTAATGCTGGATACATTTGCATAACTTCTTTATGCGATGATGGTAATCCTAATATCGTCGAATTATTATTTTGTAACTGCGGCGAAGAATTTGTACCTGGAGACGCACTTTCTTCATCAGGATCAAATGTTGATGATAGAAACGGTGCCTTTTCAGTATCAGGATTAAATTCTGCCATTATCCAACCCTCGACCAACCAGTCGCACGCTTCGCTTGCTCTGGCGTTAGGTTATAGGTTTTACCTTCCCACTTAGAACCTTTAGGCCCAGACATTGCGACCAATGGCTGCTTGTTTTCAGGGTTATAATCACCTGTTTGACTTACAGATTGTATAGCTTTCTGTGTCGTAAATAACGGCCATTTACCAACATCATTCTTGTTAATTGATTTTCCATCATCAGCAACAATCGGATATTGTTTTTGATATGCAGCCCATAATGAATCTGCATTTTGTTTTGATGCTCCAGATTGTGGATTACCTAATTGCGTATAGAATTGCCTGCGCTCGTTAATGCGTTCGTTAACACCCTTAGTTAAATTTGTGAAAAACTTTCTATTGGCATCACTTAACGATCTATCAAAATTCATTCCTTCCGCAACATGCATGTCAAGATTAGAAAATTTCGCATTATGCATAGCGTCTGCTAACTGATGAACTACTCCAGGTAAATTTTTTGCTGACAAACGATCAACGGCTTGTTCATTTTCCATATTCACTCCGGCAATACCTAGTCCACTTGCAATTTTAGATTTTTCACTATCGACCTTTCCAAGTGTTGGTCCTTTAAAGTGTGACTTATCCATTGCGTTATTATAAGCATCTAATAATTGGTTTGAGTTACTAGCCGAAACGGATTGGTCACTAGCATTTTTTATTTCACTTTGGTATTGATGGTATTGATCCATATATTGTTCGTTATAGTTTTTCAATCTTGGCGAATATGAATCGACATGGAATAAACTATTCCCAAAGTCTTGACCATTCATGGTTGGCGCAGTTAATCCATAAGGACCAGGTTTTTGCGCCTGATTATTGTTTTGCACTGGCGCAGAATTATTTAGCTTGTTATCACCCTGTGGAACCGTAATTGATTGCCCTGGTTGCTGTGAACTCATTTGATCTAGCAATGAATTAATCGTTTGCGGTGACGCTGATACACCACCTCCAGCGTTCATATCTAAATTAGCATTTCCATTTTGTGGCGGTGCTTGTGAATTGTTTTGCGGAGGTGGAGTCCCACCGCCCCCGCCCTGCTGTCCATTGTTTAAAAAGTTTTGTCGTATAACCTGAGCTTTCAATGCTGCAAGTTGTGTTTGCGGGTCTAGCAATCTTGCTTGTGCTTGACGTAGTTGTATTTCAGATGGCACGCCTAATGCTGATGCATTTGATAAATTCGCCGCACCTGATGCTTGCTGTGCTTGCGCTTTTGTCAATCCTGGTTTCGCTTGCGCTTCTTGCAATTCTGCATCTGTGAATGCCTGCGCTGCATTTGCTCTTGGTTGATTGATAATGTTTTCTAAGCGCTCCTTTTGGTTATCGAGAGCTTGCTTAGTTAATGCATTACCCTGTTTGGCTGCTTGCATTCCATAGCCGCCTGCTGGGAATGCGGGTAATTGTACACTTGATAACATATATTACCCTCCCGTAAACATCTTGATCAAACCCTGCATCCAATTGTTTTGGTCCGTGTTTTCACCGGCAGATTGCCCGTACTGCGTGCCACCTGCGAAATCTGCCATCTTACTAAATATGTTTGACAGTTGGTCACCTGAATGCTGACCTTGCTCTGACATGAATTCGTTACCTTCCATCGCATGTTGGTTCACGCCTAACACGTTCTGCAACCATGATCCCATATCACCTGATGCAATGTTTTTAGCATAGTCTGCTGATTGTTGAGCGAATGGTGTACTACCCACTAAACCACTAGCAGAAGCGGAGTTATTTGCTCCTTGTTGCGCTGCTTGTGTAGCATACTTTGCCCATGGAGATGATTGATATCCACCCATTAACTTATTAATGAATTCGGTAGGATTCGACATTTGACCAATTTGGTTTTGCAAATTATTACTAGCATTAACGCCATTATTATAAAACGGCATTTGATACCCTGCCGCTTGTTGCGCGTAAGGTTTATAAGCTTTGAAAGCGTCTGCAAATTGCGAACCTCCATGACCAAATATCCCAGACAAAAACTGCTGAATACCACCGGACATGCCTTGACCCGCACTTACTAAACTACCGACGCCACCACCTGCGCCACCGCCTGAAGACATCATATGCACATATCCTTATGTGTTGGATTAACTAAGCGTGAACGTTTTCCACGCACCCGCTTGATAACCCTGAAACGTACCTGTATCACTATTATATATCATTTGTCCATTGACGGGCGATTGTATCGCACCGCGCTGTGCTGTTGTTATTGTCGATATAAACACACCATTTTGGGATAAATAAGCCTGCATTGTTTCCCAAAATGTCGTAAACCATGATATCCACTGATCAGAAAGCGGGTTCAATGGCAAATGCGTTTTAGGATCTTTTGTTATCGGATCATAAATAGGCGGTTTATCAATTGATGTTGCCATAGGTACTATTCCGGTAATGTATCCATTGCCCACGCAGCGCCTAGCACCACGAATGGCAGTTGATTAAAGAATCGGATTTTAGGTACAAACCCTTGTCCTCTAGGGGTAACCCCTAACTTGCGCCATACCGTTCTTGCTGTGCGGTCACCAATCTGTCCCATCAACCCACGTGTTTCACTACCATATGATTGACCACCATCTTTTGAATAACTGAAAAATACCACAGGAAATCGCTGATCATTAATAACTTGGCCTGATTCGGTTTCAATATTGATAGAAAGCTCAGTGGTAATATCAACACCTAATTCAGTTAATAAATCAGATTCTAGTGTTTCTGAATAAACTTCTAGCGCAGATCCTTGGACAAGATCAATCTGCCAACGGTCGATACGTTGACGCTGATAGCCTGGCGGGCACATCGGTTTACCAATTCTAATGCGAGGAATTGGTTGGCCATCATTCGTTTGATATGCTGAACTTACTTGATAAAGTATTGGCGCCGCATAGTTTCCATAATAGTTATTACCATTAAAGTACGCATGAGTTTGCGCAGGATGTCGGTTACCATAAATATCTTGTTCTTCATGCCATAACATAGTCGCTTCACTAGATGGATCAGACATTGAAACGTTATATACAAACGTCGCATTTGCGAGAGTGAAGTTCATACGATAAAAGATCATGCCGTTTTCTTTAACCAACATGCCATAGCAGTCTGCAACACCCACCATCGGTGTTCCTGCGTATTGTGAGTATTGATAATCTAATGCGCGTGGACTTACTGGCACTGATTGCGAACCTGTAACCTGCATCACAGATCCTAAACCGTCTTTATCTTGCGACAAGAAGAACATGCGATCAAAACCAACTTGCACAGAACCAATTGCTGCACAACCGTATTCCATTAACAAACCGTTGTTGCGCCTGAATGGTAGATTTTGCCCTGCACCATAGTTTTCCCACACTTCTGTGAAGAAAGCAGAAAATATAAATAAAAATCTGTGTAATGTTCTTATTGCTACAATATTCCCAGGATGCGTTGTAATAGCAGCTTGCTGTAATTGTCCTTGCACTGTGATAGTTTGTACTAGATTACCGTCACCTGTTAATACTATTTGTGTTCCTGCAATTGCATTTGCATAGGTAGTTGCAAGAGCAATACGTGTGGCATCAATTCGTATTGCAAAATATATTTGTGGTGGACCTCCAATTAATGGAGCGGATAATGTGCCAGTTGGCGCTACAGCAACCGCAACAGGTACCCCAGTTGCTAAGTTTGCTGTTGCAGATACTGTTAGAAAATTATTTGTTGCAAAAGCGGTTGTATATGTAGAATTAAATCCACCCCAAACCATACCTTGATTCAGTGATGATAAAAAGAAATTAGGCGTCCCACCTTGTGGCACCGAAAAGAAGCCATCAAGATTTGTAACATCAATCGGCGCTTTCGGAAAATTTGTATCTGTAATTTGTAAAAAAGTATTTGCGGTAGTGTCATATATCCAACCGTTCAACCCATCAACTATGATGATCTGAAATGTATTTGCATCAATACCAACATAACCGACTGATGTGCCAATCCGCCCAAGCAATGACACCACATTTGTAGCAGCATTAATTAAAAATACACCATTGCCCACAACACTATATTCGTTATTGTTAAATATAAACTGTCTACGGAAACCCCCAGTTGTTTGAACAAATTGTTGATTCGTATTAAGCAAACCGCTAGTAGGTAATAATACATGCGCCTTTTTTCCTTTTTGATCTATGTATTCAAAAAGATTTATCGTGCGTTCAGCATCTATCGACAATACACGTTGATTATTGTATGAACCGACAATGGGGTAATCAACAGTAGCTGACATATTAGTATGCCAATATATTTGGCCAGTAGAACGGCTCAGGTGATGTTAATACGACAGACGGCGTGAGCGTAAGATCTAGCTCGTTCGCATTCTTTAGATTATTGAAATAGTCTAAATAAATATCCTCATTTTCCTGCGGCCAATTTGCTGATGGGTAATACGCTTTAAAACGTCTACCAAGTGCAAACTTTAAAAATCCATAATAATATGGCGGCAATCCTGAAAGATCATCACCTGCATCAAATCCATTGATAAAGACCTTTGCTTGTAATTGACAAGGATAAGGCTGATCAGGCGCCGGATAAACCGTGATGAATGATTCTGTACTCTGCTTGTTTAGGAATATAAATCCAGGACGTGTCTGTAAATTAAGTAAATGCACAACATTATAGTATTCAGCTTTGCTGATGATACGCAAAGGATAAACAATGGGTTCAGATCCTGTCGGTTCAACTGTGTAATTTGCAAATACGAGATTTGCCAATCTATCCGCAACAATATCCGTACCAACTAAAATATCACTGATAGAATACGTTTGCTTTCCAGGTACGAATAAAAAATCTATTTCTGTTAAGAACGGGATGTAGATACTATCTGCTGTGAACCCATCAATAACTTCATTAATGAGTTCAATACCAGTTGATAGCATAAAAGAATCTGGTGATTCACTAACTCCCAATTCTCCAATGAGAAAAAGGGAGTTAATGATCAAGTCATTCGTCGTCCGTACAACCTGCGGCATAGCGTAATACCTCAGCTATGATTAGTCTTGCGACATGTCCGGATTTTGCCTAACTGGGAATGCTTCATGATCAATAGATGCAGTCAATTTCTTTGCGAACTCTTGCGCGTGCGCGCCATTGTTCATCATGCTTGCGTCTAACTTCATGTAACGACCATCCATGTCTGGAGCGCGTCCACCAAATTTAGCAGACTTCATCTGCTCCGCTTTCACAAAGCTGTTCGTTTCCGAGTGCTGGCGTTCGCCCATCGCTTGTCGCTTGTTCATTATGCTTGCGTCTTTTCCGTCTCGGAGCGTGTAATCCTTTGATTGATTTTTCATAATCTTCCCTCATCTTTTTCGCATCGTTTGGGTCTAAGAACCAAACACCAGTCGCTAGTGCTTCGTTCTTAGTGATTTCCTCTACCACCACCCCACCTTTAGTGGGGTGGTATATCCAGTGCTTTGTTACCATAATTAAGACAACATCTTAACTGCGTACTGTGGATGCCATAAGAAACCGCATAACACATCTAAACGCATAAAGTTTTGATACCCTAAAATGTCACCAGATTGCGTAACTGCAAGTGACAATCCAGTTTCAGGATCGACAGCAACTGAAGCGTAAGGCACTTGGAGTTTATACAATGGTGGGCAAACAACATCTAATGCACGGGCAGGATATGCAACGTTAACATTATAGTTAGGCACTACTGATACGACGGAAGTCGTGAGTACAGCGCCATCAACGTTTTGTAATGGGTTGCCAGTATCACTAATGATTGCAGGGGAAACGCTAATTGTAATTGCGCCAGCGCCAGAAGAACTCGCAGGAGCAGTCACAACAAACTGCATGTTTTGTCCGGTGGATGCGCGTGAGATTGGATTAACTGAATGCACGCCAGCAATGGAAATTAAATCGCCTGGCAAGAAGTAATTAGTAATAGCGTTTGAAGCGCCAGACAATATAATTGTGCTGCCTGAACTTACGGTGCCATTTACTAACAATGTATCTCCTGAATGCAATGTTGGGCCTGCACCTGCAACGTGTTGTACTACGTTTTGGGATTGGAAAATATCAAAATATGACAAATGTCCAATAGCAGATTGTCTGACGATGTCTTCGTTAAACACTGGAGTGAAGTTGCTTAATAACGCACCTTTTAACGATGATCCGTCACGTACAGTCAATGCCATGTAAGCATCACTAGAAATATTAACACCTTGCTCTAGCAATTTTGCGCCGCATAAATCTACTGCTGTGAATGAATTAACCGGTGTGCCTGCTGTGCCTGAATAGAAATTCAGTGATAATTCAGCAGCCGTACCCATGTCACGTTCCATTTGCGTTACGATGTTTTGGATGGCAGGTTGAATAAAGATTCTTGAGAAATCTTCAATACGTAATGTTAAATCTTGGACGGTATATGAAATCAATGCATGGTATTGATGAGCAACAACAATATTTTCTACCGTTTCAATAATAGATTGCGGTGTAGCAGTTGCGCCATCACCAACAATAAAGTTGTTTTGTCTGCGAACCTGTAACGTGTCGCCGATTTTGTATCCTGAACTTGTAAAATCATCTTGATAAATACGTGAAGCAGTCATCACAAAAGGCGCGTTGTTTGCAAACATTGCGAGCGCGGTATTTGAGACGAGTTGGGTTGTAATAAATTGGTTAGGCATTGCCAATACTCCATTTGTTTAACAATGACGAGTGCTATTTAAAGCTTCCCGCCTTCATCCTTGCCCGCAAATCACTCACGGGTGTCTGGTCGCTTACATTTCTTGGAGAGGCATTAACCGGATTACTCTTAATCTGACCCATGGTGGGTCGGGAGGCAGCCATTGGATCTGATTTCGCCGCACCCATGAGAGCAATCGACAGTTTTACCATCTCTTTTGCTTGATCTAATGGATGAAGTCGTGAAATGCGTGAAAGTTCATCAGGGTTTTTTCCCAGTTTATAAAGCACGTCTTCGGCGTTCGGTAGTAATAGCGATGCATCCCGCATTGCTCCCGTGAACGGCTTTTTGTCGTCACGTACTACATCATCAAAGTCCTCGTATTTACTCGACGCATTATCAAGATTCTTTTGGAGATTCTGATACTGCTCGTGCACATGCGCGGCCCCTGCTGCCTGCTCTCTCTGCTTAGACTCATTATCCCTGTGAGCTAAAGCAGCCGTCACGGCTCTATGGATCACGTCCTCATGACTACCAGGTTGTATCGGCTGGTTGTTATAAGGGTTTAACGGTGTTGCATTTGGCGATGGTTGATTTGTTGAACCTACGCGTGCATGCATGTCTTGCATTTGTTGCTGCATTTCACTGCGTAAATTTCGTAATTCCTTTTTGTGCCGATGCTCTTGGCGTCCGAGCCGTTCTTGAATGTGCTTCGGCAAATCTTCCTTGTTGCTACTTGCATCGATGTGCTCTGCATCCTTTGCCGCTGCATCTCCGCTCTCCATCGTACCTAATACTTCACTCGGAAAACTTGGATCTGTTTCACTGGGTGGAACTTGACGATTATCCATTCGATTCACTACTCCATTTCGGCATGACTGCCCCAGAGATGTACTTGCTGACGCTCTGTAACGTCCCGTGCAAAATCATTTCGCACGTTATTACATTAAATTATAGGCCTGTTTACTTTTCTCGCAAGGTGCGCCCGTATACCTTATATTGCTATTCCTTTGTAGTTTTTTGTTTAGCAAGATGCATATCACTATCGATATCCATCATTTTGTGTACGTGTTCTTGGTTCAACTTATGCATATCCATTTCTCTATCATGATGTGAATCTTCTAGTGATTTGGAAATCTTATGCGCTTCAAGCATCAGCTTTTGCTTTTCTAATTCGTTGTATGATTTGTCTGCTTCTATATCAGCTGCTAACTTGTGCGCATCAAATGACATCTGTACTTTATCCATTTCGTGTTTTTGTTTTCTGATCTGCAACTCTTCAGATCTATCCTGCATTTGTGCTTGCTTAATCTGCATGTCTTGTTTTTTCAATTCCATTTCTTGCTGCGCCATTTCTTGTTGTTGTTGCTGCGCTTGTTCTTGCGGATTTGGTTGTGGGGGAGGGGGTGGCTCACCTTTTTCTTTCGCGAGTATTTGCGGAGGAACTAGAGTTTGTAGGCGCTCTACAATTTGCGGCATGAATTGCACATCAAGATTTTTCGCAATCAGATCGACAATTAGAGGGAATACTGGAGAATCAGGCGGCACTTGCAACAACTGCATCATAAATTGTAATGCAACGTCTTTTTGTACTGCAAATGACGGACCAGTGTCGATTTCAATATCAAAATCACCGCGTTCAATTACATTTTGTACCGTACCATCATCTTGCTTTTGGTTAAGTATGATTGATTGCGTTACACCATTAGCTTTCGATACGACAACATGACGTTCTTCATCATAAACAGTTGGCAATAGATCTAGTATGCAACGACCTGCTTGCTCGATTGCTTGGTTTATGTTGTCAAAAAACACGTAAGCAGACATCGAACCAGCAATTTGTCGATTCTTAATTGCAACACCGGATTGTGCGTTTGATTCTTGCCCAGCTTGTTCCTCGTGGAACCCTAGAATTTCTTTAATATCTTGGCCGCCACGTTCGAATTGAGCTAATAACTGTTGCGATATATCCCACGGTTGCGCTTTTTGTGGTAGCTGTCCAGTTTTTGGATCGGGTTTCGCAATTAATATGCCAATCTGCTGCTCAGGGTTACGCCACATTTGTTCATTGCCGACTACGTTGTCGGGTGTACCGATCCATTGTTCCCTACGACGATTCTTGATCTCTGCTGCAATCTCGCTGCCAACATAATTTATGAACTTCTGTGCATCGCGCGCTTCGTGAATGAATGATCTTGTATATTGCTGACCATCTTTATAATAAGAATTACCATCAACATAGATAATCGGTAAGAACTTACTAGGCCATAAGTCGAAATCTAGAATCTGGTTTTTTATCATTCGGTAATGCATTATTTTGTAATCTTGCGATTGTCGTTCACGAATAATCTTTGGAATTTCTCCGGTAATAATACCACCAACTACTTTCGAGTCACTTGCCAAACCCTTCATCATCTTGTATTGCTTTTGCATGTCTTCCCACTGATTTGCAGTGACAGACATTCCATTTGATAACTTGTATATCATCAATGGAAACCATTCTTTCACGTAGTAGTCGCACAGCACAATTGTGTCACGCGTTTCCCATTGAAAGTCTAGCAACATGCGAGGATCTGCGTAACTGTCTGGATTATGTATATAGGGATAAGTTGCAAAGAACTCTTCTTTGGACATGATGTATTGTCGAGAACAATAATTACCATCTCCCTTGTGTGGCTTGACTGCTGACGGATCGAATGATGTCTTAGTCGGATCTGTGATCATATTGAAATTGATCACTTGGTTAAACGATCGAGGTGATTCATAATCCAGGCTCAATTGAAACGCACCGAACCCCATCGTGAGAGCTGATTTAAATGCTGTTTGATAAACTAGATCGTTTTGTGATTGATATGATATTGTGCGTACAAGATCAGCACGTAAATCAATTTGCTCTTCCGTGGCCTTACCCGTTAATGAACGTACCAAGAGATCAGGTTTATTCTTCCGTTGTTCTCCAGTTATTTTCTTCACCGCATCATCAAGCTTGTTGAATGTCATTGCAGGTTTGAATAATCTTGTGAATTCACTGCGCTCTATTGCTGTCCATTGATCGCGAAAGACGAAATTAACATCATCTTTACCGCGTGTGATGTTCTCGTTAAAATAGTTGTTCCAGATATTGATATTTTCGTGAGCGTCTGCAAGAACTTCAAGCTCATTGATACCAGCTTCGTCTAACTTACTAACTCTGCGTTCTTCAAGATCATTGATTTCGTCTAAAGACAAGCCTTCATCCGCTGTGTATTTCATCTCAACCATCCTTGGTTAATTTATTTACAACTATTATACGCTATTGTTAACTCTTAATGATATCTACTACACGCTTGTGCTTCATGTTGTGCTTGTCAAGCATGACACGCTCTTTGTCAATGTTACGTTCTGTTATCTTGTCTACAATATATCGTCGCGCTTCAACTTCGGTTCGAAACTCACTCCATGTATCATCCCAGCCGTATAAAAAACCATGGGATTTATATACTTTAAACATTCCGCTATTTAATTCTACGATTTTATATTTCATTACTACTACATCTCTTGCGCTCATTATTGCGTTCCCCACCTAAATCCTGGATTAATCATATCAACATATGTTTTCTCACCTTTATCTGCAACTATCTCATTACTTGCCCACTCTAAGGCACTATACTGCAATCCATCATGCGGGTGCGATTCGGGTGATTTATGTGGTATATCTCTATATCTCTCCTCGCCCGACACCGAAATGCGCTTATAGACGTAACCTTTGATAAATCCTCTGCGAAGAATAGGACAACCCGTTCGCGAGATGATGAACCCGGGTTTACCGTCGACCATGCGATTGAGAAAGTAGCGAACAGCCCCGAGGCGAGGATCAATTGCATTAGTACGCGCACCATTTGTATGTATTCCCAATATGTTCAATGTCCCGATACAGCTTAGCTCTTCCATTATCTCATCTTGCTTGAGACCGGAAGGGTCTGCCACGGATCGCCCGATTTTACAGTATGGAAAGTCGCGCGCAAGGCCTGGCAAAACAATTGATTCTGCAAATGTTTTGATACCCATATCTTCCGCGGTATATTCTTTCAGTACGCGAAATTGCCCGCGTTCTGAAAGTTGTGAAACAACACATGCAGGTGTCAATCCAAAATCCCAACCAAGATGTATCGGTTGACCTTGAATTTCTTTCAGTTCACCACAGGAATGTAGATCATCGTTGTATTCTGGATAAACGCGCTTTCCAAACCCTACGGAGCCATATTCACCAAGACAAAATACTTTTACAAAGTCCTCAGTCTGTCCCTCCGCTAATTTAAGATAGTAGTCGTCCGCCAAATTTTCGGCGTTATCAGCATCAGCATTTCTTCGCCATTTTCCGTCTCTATCTTTAAGTAGTCCAGGTGGCTGATGAAAGATTCGATAACTATCGAGTGCTTGAGTCTCGAAAGTTTTGTATATCCAGTGGTCCACATCGGGGGGATTGGTGTCTGCAATAATACCGGAGTAGTAAGGCTCGCTACAAAATGCACGACTGGGATAGCGGTGATTGACTCGTCCCTTAAAATGTGACAAAGCAGCTTGCGGTACTTCTGAGAGTTCATTTATGTATACACCCGTTGCTTCAAGCGATTTAATCTTACGAACATCGTCTTCACGATCAAGTGCAAGAAATATGAGATCAAGCTCAATCATGCCATGACCATCATTGAATAGATGCTCGTATGTTAGCAGTGGTTTTTGTCTCTTAGTAATATCACCAAGCTCGCCAAACCAAGCGAGCCATGTTGGTAATGTTGTACTATATAGTTCACCACTTGTATTGCGCACGATTATCCATTTAGACTTTCTTCGTCCACTTGACCAGGCGGGCATTGCACAGGCTGAGCGTACAATACGTTCAGCGCACATAGTAGATTTGCCGCTTCCATAAGGACCAATAACAAGATCAATAAAATTAGCGCTTTCATGAAATATTTTTCCTGTTCGTGAAGGTATATAGACACGATCGTCAATGAGACCATGAATAATGGTTTTGTCGGGTAGTATAGTGATATGCGCTTTGTTACGCACTTCAGATCGCGCTTGCCACGAGTTTGCTTTCTTAAGCATCTCACTAAGATTCATGGTTTTCCCGGCGTTTTCGTGGTTGTTTAGGTGATTCGAGAGTTGTAAATCGTAATCCACATTTCATACATTCACGTCGACGCGTTGTTTGTCCCGTATCGTAATGCATGACTTTAACAACTTGGCTTTGCGTGTACTGACAATTTGGGCAGATCATAATGACCTTACTATTTACGTACGCCACTAAGAGTTTTTTTGAGATTACTGCGCTTTGCGATATGTGGATTTTCTGGGTGAGTTACTTTCGATTTCTTTGCAACTTTCTGCACGTCCCGCGGTAAACGCTTTGCTTCTTTGTCTCTGCCTTTCTCTAGCTTAACTAATCCCATTTTACTACTTCTCCATTTTCTTTTCGAGTTCTTCGAATTTCTCTTTTAGCTCTTGAATGATGCCTGCATCAGCTCCAAAATCTTCGCGAAAACAGCGTTCTAAAATCCACGCAAGCGCTTGCCAACGCTCGGGTGATTCCTGTATCTCATTCATTAAATTTATGGCTTTTTTTGACTGCTCTGCTCTTATATTAGCCGACAATTTGGCTAGCGGTGTATCTAAACCATTGCTTAAATCTTTACGTCCCTGCAATACCCAATCCTTGAAAGTAGAAGGAGATAGCATGCATAACTCAGCAGTCTTGTTAAGCGTCAATGCAATCTTCACGCCATCGACAAGCTTTTTAAAATGCACGTCTTCTTTGTAAGTTAAAGGATGTCCAGCAGTCATATTGTGCAAATCCATTGCAAATTGATAATAAATATAACAATACGCTCATTAACACAGATTGTAAAGAATGTCACATAAACGTAATCAACCTATTTTTAACAGATTAGCCCTTTTTAAATGTAGATTGTAAATAAAGTATCGGGGTGAAAAGAAATTTTTCTTACCCCTACTATTTTGGATAATTTTGTGATAGCGATTCATAATTTACCGCACTCCATTCACTCCATTCACTCCATTCACTCCATTCACTCCATTCACTCCATTCACTCCATTCACTCCATTCACTCCATTCACTCCTTAGGCGTCTTAGGCGTCTTAGGCGTCTCTCTCCAAAATCGGAGGATTCGGCATAAAAAAATTACCGAATTATTACGGTTATTTAAATTATTTTATTAAATGCTATTGACACACTGTTACTATAGTATTACTATGATCATATCAACAACACAACGGAGTAAATAAGATGAATAAATATAGATTTGAAAATGGCAAGATTTACGAATATTGCGACGAACAGAATGCATATGTTTTTTACGGAAATGTACTCAGCTTTACACGCAAAGAGATAATGACAATGCGCAACACGTTGGTATAAACAACCAGCCGCTCAAGAAGAGCGGCTAACAAAGGGAATCGAAAATGTTAACAACCGTAATGCGAACAACGATAGCTCTAAACAAAGATGATAAGCGTAAGCTAGAAGAGCTCATGGAATTTATGGGTGACAATAAATCCGGTGTTATTAAATCGGCAATAGATTTTTTTCATCATGTTCGTATTGTTAATAAGAAGGAATCTGAATGCAAATAAGAATAAACATGCAAGGCAGATACGAAGTAGTTCGAGAGTTCAATGATCTTAGCATTGTTGTTGAAGTGTTTAATCGAATTGACGATGCTAAACGTTTTGTAAAATATTTTTGGGGTGCTATATGATTTTTGATTGGTTAATGATAATGATATTTTTTTACATGTTAAAAGTAGTTATTCATGATTTTAAGTAGGTTGTTGACGATTCCAAGTGAGTTTAACGTTTATCTCAGCTGTCGTTGGATTGTCAACCATAGATACGACTTTTGCGAGCCATGTTCCATGCGTTGCATTTAGTTTTGCAAGGATAGTTTCAGCGTCTGGATGTGATTGTATAGCTGTTAAAAGATCCGCAGGAGTTGCTTCTGTTGGCAAGCCAAATGCATTTTTAATTAGTATCAGCGCTGTTGTTGCAATACCTGCGATTGGGCCGCCCATTGCACTTGCAATCATTGGCGCTGATTTTTCAATCATTGGCATGACAGCTTCAAAAGCGTTAAGCAAAAAATTCATATATCACCCGTGCGTATGATGTTTGCAAGATCAATTGCCCGTTGTTTAACTTGCTTAGCATAATCTGAGTTTAGCAACTGCTCTGCTGCGCTATCGAAATCATGAATTGTAAGAGCTGAAATCATGTCTGTAAATTCCGCAAATGTCTTCATCCCACAAAATGCGAAATCAACGAGTGCGATTTGTCGGTTTTCATCTAAATAGTTAAACCATTTGTAATCTGCGCTGAGTTGTTCGAAAAAATACAAGGCGTCGTTGTTGTACATGAAATCTATTTCTGACGGCAATACACCGCGATCTGTGAGATTGCGACCAATACCAATAGTAATGTTTCCTTTTGTGTCGGAGTATGGTTCAGATCTACAACCTTCATGCTGTATCAGTAGCTTCTTGAGTTTCAGTTGCATGTCGAGATTCATATGCGCTATCCATGCTTAATGAGAGTGACATAACCGTATCACATTGCATGTAACATTGCGAACAATGGTAATCAGAGTCTGACTCATGCGACACAACGTAAACGATGGTTTTGTGACATTTACTAATGATCATCCGTGATACCAGAGGACGTGCCGAACGTTTTAAGCTCGGCACTAAGGAGCATCTAAAGTTTTTTTTGCCACTCGCAAAGGACCTTTGAGAGCCTATCGTAAGCTGCGGTAATATCTTCGCGTATTTTCGTATATTCTGCAATTAATTTCTTGTTATGTTGATGCAGATATGTGACGAGCGCACCTAACCCAAATCCTGCTATAAAAAACCATGCAAATTCCATAAATCATCCTTGATTATTAATGTGCGCGTATATTGCGTTGCAGTCTTGCATACGCTCAATGTACTTTTTTATTGTATCAAAAGCGTGTTCGGCGCCATAGCAAATACAGCTCATGTACCCCAAGTCATGCATTTTTTTCAACCATGAAAGCTGCTCGTCGGTGGTCTTCGAGCCTTTCACGCGTTTTAGTTCTATCCAGAGACCGTGATAGCCGGGGACTGGGAGCGGCAAGAAATAGTCGCTCACACCCTTTCGCACACCCATGCGTTTGAGTTTATTTCCGAGCATTAGGCTTCTGCGACCTTCATTTGGCACGTGGAATATCAGATCCCGTACCATAGGCAGTCCCTGGACTAATTGTATGAGCTCCATGGCTTCTTTGTCTTCCGTTGGCATTAGGATCGGTAATTTCATGGATAACCCCTCCTTGGGCTTGTGGTGCGGTTGTCGCGGTTGTCGTGTACAGCTGCTTTAGAAAATCCATTTTCTTATCATGATCTGCAAGATTGCATTTTTGTACGTTTTTCACGCTAACTTTCCTTGTTTTGTTAAATCAAGACATCTTGATTGTAGATTATTAAAATCTTTATCTCTTGAGCTCCTTGAGTAATATATCTGATTGAATATAAATTCAGGTTCAGAAGTATTTCTAAAAAAATCAGAAATAGCTATTACACTTAGCTGATAGTGAACTGTCTTTGAACTTGGAAATGTAAATTCAGATCGTTTAATTGACTTAATATCGTCAATATAAATCTTTTCGCAAAAAATAGTTGTAAATTTCTTATGCATTTCGTGTCCCTCATGTCATGGTTAAAAAGTAAGCGCGTGCCAAGGGTGTGGTGTATCCCGTGGCACGTTGGCACGTTGCTGGTATATATATATATAAATATATGATTTTACTTATATATATATACGTGCCAAGGGCGTGCCAAGCACGTGCCAAATGGCACGCAGTTGTACCACTAATATACAGCAACATGCCAGATGGCACGCTGTTGGCACTTGCCTTGGCACGCTGGCAGGCTGCGCCGGACGTGGGTTTTACCGTGCCCGTGCCAACATACCCCCAACATGCCACCACAGGAGACACCCCCCAAAATAATGATCATTTATTGTCACCGTGCCAACCGTCTGACAATTCAAAATGTGGTTTAATAGTACCCTTTTGACGCCTTATTGTATTTTCCTTTTCCATGGAAAGGTAGGCACGTTGGCACGTTCGTTCCGATATGCCCTGCTTCTCACATATTTCTTTTAAGTTTTCTATGGAAGTGGCACCGTTGTTGTTTAGCTGATAATGAATTATATCTTGCGCATGATCTCCTTTAGATTTGTTGAATAATTCTTTGTTAGATGCTTCTTCAATCCCTATCGTTTCTTTTTTGTCTGACCATACAAGTTTAGTTGCTTGAAAAATTCCATTACTTGCTTGTATTTCAGTTTGTTCTATCGTGTAACAATATGCTTCGGTTTTTCGTTTTGTAAGATTGGTTTTTAAATTAAACATTAAAATTTTATTTTCATTTTCTGGGTGACGCATGACAACGAATGCCTGTCGTGGTGTATTAACCCAGGCCGCAGAGCCGCCGACTTCGTCAACAACAGATGACACAGATTGTTTTCCAGATTTTTTACGCAGATGTTTATTTAATATAAGTGCCATCCCATAAGATTGTGCCAAGTCCGTTAGTGACTGTATGAAATTAGCGACTTCAGTTTGTATATGATCTTTTGTTTCGCCAGTGAAATAGGTGATAGGATCTATCACCATTAATTTGACATGATTACCTTGCTTTTGTAATTCAATTAATTTTTGTTCTATAACGTCTAAATCTTTGTCTAATTCTAAAAACTTACTCTTCCCGGAAACGCACCCAATCTTTGATTTTATACAATGTATTTTTGATAGATCAGCGCCAGCGGCTAGTAAATTAGGCACTAAATACGTATCTTCACGATCTTCAGCAGCTAATAAAATAACATGACCTTTTTGCAAAATGACATCATCACCGCAACAATTGAATAATTCTCCACTCGTTACTTTTGCAATTATGAATAGCAATAAAGTGGATTTACCTATGCCGCCAGCACCTGCTAAAAGCATAGACGTTTCCAGCGGAATTACATTTTGCCATAACCAAGGTTGAGATTTTATTTCAACTTTTGTGAGGTCAATCCAATTTGGTTGATAGATTTCAAATTCAGAAAGTGTTACGAGACGATCTGTAAATTGTTGCGATGGTTTTAATTGAGATAAACTTTTATCATTCTTGTGTTTCATGTACACTAATCCTTGTGGAAGACGGTTAAAGTAAAATCCGGGGCAACGTATCTAACTATGCTTGCCCCATCCTGATATAAACAGAAAACTAAATCTGTAACATAGTCTAACTCAGCATACCCAGTATCTTGTATGAGAATATCGCACTCGAACACAGGCCATTTATATTTCTCTGGCGCATCCCATGGTGGTAAAACAATATTGCGTGTTGGTTGACTTGCGGAAAATGATTTGCCTTTGATCCAGGCATTGTTCCCAATCCAGATATAAATAGAATTTTTAGGCGCATGCCCGGTGAGTTGCAGATCATGCAAAGGTTTGCTATAGGGCGGGATTATTTTCATACATTACCTTTAAAAGCTTGCATTACTTAATCACTATTATATAATGCATGCGTGTGTTGAATTTAGCGCTATGTACCGGCAAGGCTGCATAGCGCACGTTTTTGTACTAAATCTTAAATATACTCGATAACCGAAACATAAAATCATCGTATTGGCTATTCGTCAATGACAGCATGTTAAAATCATTTAACAACCGTATCACCTGACTATACTCTTTTAATAGATCCATAAAATCCTCCGTGATTAAAAAACTTATCCACAAAATCTGTGGAAAACATTGTATTTACGCATACAATATAATACCATGCTGCACGTAAAGCAATTTAATTTATAAGGAGTGTGTATGGCCGAAGCACCAAAAAGAAATTATGACAAGACGATAGTGATACACGTACAAAAATCTATGTGGCAAGCGCTGCGCAAGGTTTCATACGAAAAAGAGATTTCAATGACGCAATTAATACGCTGGTCAATCGAAAAAATTATAAATAAACACACAAAAGATGTTGACGAGTAATTGAAGCATTGATATAGTGCTTTACATGAATAGATGTAGATGGAAACAAATTGCGCTAAACTGCACGCACATGGATGAATGCAGAATAGCTAGCCACCAACAACTGATCGGAGTCAATGATGGATAACGGAAGAGTACAGCAATCCTATACAGAGCGTAAAGCGTTTGATGCAGCATATGAATTGATACAGGGGATTATTGAGATTAAATCAACATGGCCGCAAGGCACAGGTTATAACAGCGTTTTAAAGGATCCGCGAGCCGTAGTGCTGATGAAGAACCTAGAAAACTGGACGGATTTTTTAGTTAAGGATGGTGTATTATGATTTACGAACGACTACACGATTTTGCAGACGATTTAGTGCGTGACCATCACTACATGGAGGACGGCGAGGCAAAGATAAATTGGGAAAAAATCCCAGACAACGACAAAAAACTCTTTGCCAAGTTGTTTCTTGAAATGGATGATTTCGATATGACAGAAATCATGGATATACCCGTGAAAACTGTGCTGATTAACTTGTTAATGACACTATCAACAGACGATAAGATATGGTTTTCGGATAAGCTTATTGATCGCATAGTCTCATTTTATGAAAAAAAGATGAGAGCACTTTGTGAATCGTCACTATACAGAATAACGCTTGCAGAATCACAATCCGAAACATGCGCACAAACAGGGGAAACGACATGGCGTTAAATCTTGCATTAATAACAATAGTTACGATAGCGGTATTTTTTTGTTTACATATAATAGGCGGGTATTGACCATGGCAGTTTTAAAATTTAAGAAACCAGAAATAAAGCAGCAACGATTGAAAGCAATGTTTTATGGTGAAATGGGGACAGGTAAATCAACATGTGCGTGTCAATTCCCGTTTACAGCATACATAGATACTGAAGACACAACGAGCAAGAAGAAATACACGAAAATGATCACCGACAATCACGGAGAGACAACAGCATCCGGCGATATGGATGAGATAATTGATACTGTAAAGATGTTAATGCGAGGCGGACACAACTATAAAACGCTAGTCATAGACTCGCTGACAATACCATACGAAAATGCAGTGATTGACTGCGAACGAGTACATGGTTCGGATTTCGGGCGTGGTGTCGGTGAAGCAAAGAAGAAAACAAAGCTGCTTGTAAATCTGTTATTAAAGCTCGATATGAACATCATTGTGACGTGTCAGGCAAAGAAGGAATACAGTGGCACGATGTCTGTTGTGGGACAGACATATAGTTGCTATGACCGTCTAGGTTATATGTTTGATCTTGTCTTTGAAACACAGGTTCGCGGTGATGAGCACATCGCTATTACTCGCAAGTCACGTTTAGAAGAATTCCCAATGCGTGAAAGTTTTAAATTCAATTACCAAGAAATAATTAAGCGTATGGGTACCGACTCTATAGAAAAGGAAGTCGTAGCGCAAGAAATCGCAAGTGATGAGCAAGTAGCAGAATGCAAGCGGTTAATAGATCTATTCCGCGTGCCGGAAGAAACCTACATTAAATGGTTGGAGAAGCATCAGGCTGATTCGTTTGACGAGCTAAGCGCAGACACAATACAAAAAATCATAGATCATCTTAAAAAACAAATTACAGGGGATAAATAATGAACTTTACACCTATGTCCGACGAAGAAATACAATCCGCAAATCTGATACCAGACGGTCAATATCAAGCCGAGGTTTTAGACGCGCAAGACAAAAACGAACACGGTCAACCGCTGCTGACGCAGAAAGGTGTTGAGAAAATAAACCTACAACTCAAAGTGTACGATCAACAGGGAAAGGCACACACGTTACAATGTGTACTAACCCCCGCATATATGAAACTGCTAAAACGCTTTGCAGACGCGGCAGGCTTAAGTGATCAGTATAAGAAGGGCAATATAAACGCAGACACATGTTTAGCTGTAACGCGATTAATAGGTGTCGAAATAACAATGAGGTCTTATATTAACAAGCAAAATCAAGAAATATTCGTGAACAATGTAAATGACTTTATGTCACTTGATGCTTCGACGACTGCGCCAGTACAGCAAGAACTAGACAAGTTATTTGATGATACGATACCTTTTTAATTAATGGAGTAAAAAATGTTAAAAATTGATGAATTAACACTGCGTGAATTAAAAGAAATAAATTTACTTTTTGATAAACAAGAAAATAGTTTAAAAAAAGAAGATGGTAGATATGTGATTGTTAGAACTTATTCCGCCGGTGTTTTTGCTGGGAATATAGAATCACGAAAAGATCGTGAAGTTGTTTTGTTAAATGCGCGAAGATTGTGGATGTGGCAGGGAGCAGCGTCAATATCACAATTAGCCGTAGATGGTACAAGCAAACCTAATGACTGTAAATTTCCTTGTGAAGTTACTAGAGTTGAATTGTTAGAAGTTATTGAGATTTTAAATACATCAAAAAAAGCCGAGAAATCGATAAAGGATGTAAAAATATGGGAATCCTAGACGGCTCCGGCTCCGGCGACGGATACGGATACGGCGACGGCTCCGGCTACGGCGACGGCGACTTCTCCGGCTACGGCGACGGCGACGGCTCCGGCTACGGCGACGGCTCCGGCTACGGCGCCGGCTCCGGCTCTGGCTACGGCTACTGCTCCGGCTACGGCTACGGCTACGGCTCTGGCTACGGCTACTGCTACGGCTCCGGCTACGGCGACGGCTACGGCTACGGCTCCGGCTCCGGCGACGGCGACGGCTAAATAATTCATATTAGGAATTTAAAATATGGGA